GATAATCAGTTAGATAGAATAAATAGATTAGCTGAAGCAGAGCTTAGTGCAGACATAAGAAAAGAAGTGGCGGCAATGGAGTCAAGTTCTGCCGCAGGAACAGCAGTGGGTAGTTTAATAGGAACACTAGGTTCTGCTGCTATAAGTAAAGGATTATTTGGTGGAATATAATGATAACAAATCCAGTATTACAAATATTAAGTTCATTTGAGAAGTTAAAAATGCCTGAAGCAAAAGCTGAACCAAAAGGTATGGGTATGATGACTAGATCAAGACCACCCATGCAAGAAATGTCTGATACAAAAAAGCAACCGATGATGATAGCTAGAGAAATACAAATGCATATTAGAAACGCAAACAAAGCAAAGAAGAACGGAGAAAGCGATGGAACAATCGTTTGATAGACCTATACCCGGAATGGGTATGACATTTGAGGTTGGTTCACGACCTTGGCAAACACCCCCTGAATTAACAACTGTAGAACAAGCCACAGATTATTATGTGGAGAGAATGAATACAGATGCATTTAAAGGTCAGCTTATAGATGTTATAGAGATGGGTGTGCCTTTGGCTACATTGGCTAATACCATACAACTTGCGAGTGTTATGGAAGGTGTGCACTCTGTAGATGTAGGCATATTAATGATACCTATTATTGTAGAGTTGTTGATAACAATAGCTGATTCTCAAGGTGCTAAATATCAAACTGGTATGGAAGATATGGAGAATGAGAGAGCTACTGCACCTAATAGAATTATTAGTGACATAATGCGAGAACGCAATATGAAAGAAGAAGAGATGCCAATGGAAGAACCTCAAGAGATGGTACAAGAAGAACAAATGCAACCTATGGGACTGATGGCTAGGAGAACATAATGTTAGGTAAATTTTTTGGATCTGAGTTTGGTAAAGGCTTAGTTGCTGGTGCAGCTAAAGGTTTTGAAAAAGGCTTTGCAGACGATATAGAAAGAACAAAAGATAATGTAGATAAGTTAGTCTTAACTGCCTATGAAGGTGGTGTTGAATCTAAAAAAGAGTTTGATAAAGTATATAAAGAGAACAGAAAAATTGTTGACAAAATAATTGCTAACTTAGGTGGTGCTGAAGGTGCAGATAACCCAAAAGCTATAGATGCAGCTCAAGGGTTGATAGCTGATCAAGGTTTAGACGGTGCTTTAGCTTACTCTGAAAATTTAAGTGGACAATTTCAATTGTTGGGAAGAGATCCTATAAAATCTTTAGGGATGGCTCAAAGATCTAATCATTCAACACCATTAACTGCAGACTTGCTTACCAAGTCAACTGTTCCTCCTGCAGCTATACCTGATATAAAAGAACTAGCAAAAGGTGCTGACGTAGGTATTATGAAGTTCTTTGGAGAGGATGACTATACTGCTAGTACAGTAGAGTCACAAGCAAAAGCATTGTTGAGAGCAAGAGGTATTGACCCTAATAAAGGTGATTTAAATTTACCACCCGCGTTGTCTGTTAAAATAAATCCTCTTATAGCTGGTATGCAAAACAATCCTATAAACGAAATAATTAGATTGCAAAATTATATAGAAGATAATGAAGATACTATGGATGCTGACACAGAAAATACAGTAAAGGACATGATAAAAGCACAGCAGGCTATAATAAACAGACAAAACAAAATAAAAAGTCAGAGAGTGCCCGGACCTTTAGAAGAGACAGAGGAAGGAAATTATAGAAAATTTATCATAGGTCAAATAACAGACAAATTTAATATTCAAGTTAAAAGGAATGATTTTACAGGTGCATATATAACCATAGGTGAAAAAAATAACAAAAGAGCTTTAGTAACTCAATATGTAAATAATTTAATGAGACAATTAAATGATGCGGCTATAAAAGGCATTTTAAGTAAACAAGGTAATTTTATGACTGTTATATCTGAAGCTATATATGGAGATAAAAAATTAATTGTAGTTGATGGTGAATTAGTAACTGATGATCAAAGTACATTTTTTAACAAAGAGGATGTTGATATTTTAGGTAAGGGCATTACAAAACAAAAAGGAGTTTTGAATAAGAATAAAACACAAACAAAAACAACATCTCAGTTAGTTCAAGAAATAAAAAATGCGGGGGGTAAAAATAATCCAACAGGAACTAAGTTATTCAACGAATTAGTTGATACCATAATGAAAAATAAAAATACACAATTTAGATCTGCTCAAGCTGAAGCATTACAACTAATTAAATAGGAATTAATATGGAAGGCGATTATACTAAATTTAGCCAAGATGATTTGACTAGAGAAAACCTAACTAATAATTTTCAATTTATACGTGATGCTTCAAATTTCCTAGCAGACAGAGAAGATTATTATTCTGATGATGTAGATGACATATACGACAGATACTTAGAACATTTTCGATATCAAAATGTAAACGAGGTAACTGCAGTCAGAGACATGTATAAAGCTCAAGACTACAGAGAAAAAGGTGATGATGAGGGTCTAGCTAGGATGGGCAGGCTTATGAATACTTTTGAGAAGCAAGATGGCGAGTTTACATCAGAAACAGTCACAGATTATTTAGGTGGTGTGTTTACTGCACCATCAACGTATGCATCTATGTTCTCTTTTGGTGCAGCTAAAGGTGGTGCATTGGCTGCTCAACAAGGTATAAAGTTTGGTATAAAAGAGTTAATAAAAAACGGTGCTAAAGTCACAGGTAAAGACTTAACAACTAGTGCTTTAAAAAAGGCAGGAAATTATTCTAGATTAAAAGCTCTCAGAGAAGGATTTGCAAAAGGTGGATATAAGACTGCTATAGGTGCAGGTGTTGTAGATGGATTAGGTGCATCGGGAACTGCTGCTGCACAAGAAGAAACTAGAGTTACAATAGATCCTGAACGTGAGTTTGATACAAGCAATGTAGCATTAGCAGGTGCTTTAGGTTTTGCTCCGGGAACATTATTGGGTGGTTTTGTAGGTGCTAAGAAAGCTATTACAGCAAATACAGCAGAAACGTATTTAAAAAATGCATTAAAAGAAAATAGAAAACTAGTTCAATCTTCGTTTAAAAAACACACGATAAAAAATTTAAGAGATAAAGGCACAATTGGTAAGTTAACAAAAACCCTAAATGACAAATTACAAAAGGTAGCTTTATCTGAAACTGCTGAAGAGTCATTGAAACAAGGACAAAAATTAAAAACAGATCTAGCTCCTGAAAGAGGAACACTTCTTAGTTTAGACAGTAAAATTATTGCTAACATATCTTCTGCAGGAGCAGAGATAATAGATATGATAGGACCTAGAGCGGGTGTAATTAAAGGCAGTAAAGAAGATTTAGAAGAGAGAATAACATCTAGAATAGCTAGAGGTTTTTCTATACCTAATGATGAATTAAAACAAAAAATGATGGATTCATTTCAAGGTATTTTAAAAAAATACAATTTAACTGCTCAAGAGTTTGGATCACTATATTTAGCTGAGATATCAGAAGCAGGTAGAACTTTAGGTGTGCAAAGTAGAATATCAAAAGCACAAACTAAACAGTTATTTGAAGAGTTAAATGAAGTTGATAAAAGTTTATACACTTTAGGCAGGACTACCGAACAAGCTAGAGATGAAATACTTAAAAAAGCAGATAGAGGTAATTTTTTAAACTCTATAAATGATGGTCTACGTTCATTAAATAAAACTCGTATAGGTCTCATGACTATACAATTAGCCACCACAGTTAGAAATACAACTAACGGTTACTTTAGAAACTATGTATATGGTTTAAACAACCTAAACGCAGGACTTTTAAGAACTTTTGTTGTTGCACCACAGAGATATGTCAGAGGTGTAGTTTTTAATGACGATCAACTAAAAAAGGCAGGTGGGTTGGCAGCCAAAGAGGGTGTAGCCGACTTAAAAAACTCTTTAAGTTCTTTCTTCTTAAAAGATATGGTTTTAGGTTTACAAAGTGAAGACACTGCCGTTTTAGTTAGAATGTTCAAAGACCCTAAGTTAGGTAACTCTGAAAAAGCCATAGAGTTATTTAGATCATTAGGAGATATAGGAAATAGTGTGAGTTCAAAAGTGGGGACTCAAAACAGTAGGATGATGAGAGTTGCATCATTCTTAAATGGTTTCAACACTATGAGTGATAACCTTTTTAAAGCAGCTATATTCTCTAGAGAGGTTGATAAACTGATTAAAATAGATGCCGGTGGTGTATTTAAAAAAAATAACATAAATAGCTTAAATGATTTAGTCTCTACAGGTCAACTGAAGATGATTGATGATAAGGCTATAGCTACTGCTATGACAGAAGCTATGGACTTTACATATCA